GTAAATAGCTATATGAGAGGAGATAAGGCAAGAACAGTTGACATGGCAATTTACAAAAGGTATAGAAAATGAAACTTACTTTAAGACAAAAAAATAAATTAAAAGAACATTCTGTACATCATACAAAAGGCCATATGGATCTTATGAAAAGACTTATGCGAACGGGTATAAGTTTTACAAAAGCCCATAGAGAGGCGCAAAAAAGAGTTGGTAAATGAGTGACCCTAGAATTAAAAGATTTGGTCTTAAAGGTTTTAATAAACCAAAGAGAACTCCATCACACCCTAAAAAGTCACACGTTGTTTTAGCTAAAGAAGGCGACAGAATAAAACTTATACGTTTTGGTATGCAAGGTGCAAAAAATAAACCACCTAGACAAGGCGAGTCTGATGCAGATAAAGCAAAACGAAGATCATTTAAAGCTAGACACGCAAAAAATATTGCAAAAGGTAAGATGAGTGCTGCCTTTTGGTCTAATAAAGTCAAATGGTCATAAATCTGATATATTAATTTTTAAAGGCTACGCTTTAATTTATGTCTGAAGAAAACAAAGAGGTGGTTACGCCGCCAACTCCAAACAACACAGAAGTTGAGCAACTCAAAGAATCAATAAAAAAATTAGAACAAAAAAATTATGAACTTATTGGTAAATTAAAAAACCAAAAAGAAGAAAAATCTGTGCCAGATGATTATGAATCTTTGTTAGCATTTAAACAAAAAATAGAGCAAGAAAAGCTTGAGAGTGAAGGTAAATACACAGAAGCAACACAAGCTTTAGAACAACAATACAGAGATCGTTCTGCAGAAGATAAAAAGAAAATTGAAGAATTAACTGCAAGAAACAGAGAGCTTGAGTTGATAGGTCCGTCAATTCAAGCACTTTCTGATATTACACATGATCCAGAGTTGGTCTTGAATAATCTTGTACCAAAAGAACAAATACAAATAAAAGATGGATTACCAGTAGTAATAGATGGTTATGAACAATTACCAGTAGCAGAATATGTTAAAAATAAATTAGAAAAAGAAAAACCTTACTTGTTAAAAAATAAATCTATAAATGGTGGTGGTGCGCCAATATCAAGACCCTCAAATACAAACTTTTCTGAAGATATGATAAAACCATTTTTAAAAGAAACAGAAAACTTAGGAGAACAAGGTCGTATATATAAAGTACATGGCAAAGAAACATGGCAAAAGTTGAGAGATATCGCAAAAACACGCTAGTATAGAACAAAGGCAAAGCTACGCAGAGCCAGATAGGGTTACGCCCACACCGTTAATTTTACTTTTGAACACATGGCAGTTCTAAGGAGTGACATTATCATTCCAGAGATATTTACGCCTTATGTCATAGAGCAAACAACTGCACGAGATTCTTTTCTCGCAAGCGGTGTGGTTGCACCTATGGCAGAGCTAAATGCTACTGAGGGTGGTGATTTCGTCAACGTACCTTTTTTCTCTGCAAATTTAAGTGGAGATTTTGAAGTTTTATCAGATTCAAGTTCATTAACACCCGGTAAGATCACAACTGACAAACAAGTTGGTGTTATTTTACACAGAGGACGTGCATTTGAATCAAGAGACTTAGCTGCATTGGCAGCAGGCTCAGATCCAATGGCAGCAATAGGCCAGAAGATTGGTGCATATATAGCAAACCAAAGACAAAAAGATTTACTCGCTTGTCTTGATGGAGTATTTGGTTCTGTTAACTCAACAGATTCTAATGCTGCATTTTTTGCTTTAACTATTGATGGTGGTTCAAGTGATACACCAACAACATTAAGTCCAAGACACGTTGCAAAAGCAAGATCAATTCTTGGAGATCAGGGCGACAAACTTACAGCCGTTTGTATGCATAGCAAAGTTTACTATGATCTTGTTGAGAGAAAAATGGTTGACTATGTTTTAGCTTCAGATGGTAATGGTGGTTCTGCTACTGCATCTGGTGGTACTATTCAGCCTGCATATGCTGGTGGAAATGATACTGTACCAACTTATTGCGGACTAAGAGTTATTGTTTCTGATGATGTTTCGACTACTGGTAGTGGCTCATCAACTGAATACAGTACATATTTCTTTACCGCTGGTGCTGTAGCAAGTGGCGAGCAAGCTGGTCTAACAACAGAGACAGACAGAGACATTCTGGCTAAATCTGATGCTATGGCGATTGATCTTCACTATACATATCACCCTGTTGGTTCGAAATGGGCTGTTACTACAACAAACCCAAACAGAACTCAACTGGCAACTGTAGGCAACTGGTCGAAAGTCTATGAAACAAAAAACATTGGTATCGTAAGAGCCACTAATGTTTCAACTCAAGACTAGAGGTAATTAATTATGCCATCACAATTTGAAGTTACTGCTGGTAAGTTAGCTGGACCAACAACAGGTGGTACAGTAACCCAAGCAACAAACAAATCCACAGGTGTAACTCTTAATACAGAGAGTGGACAAATTACTATGAACAATGCACAGCTTGATGCTGGCACTGAAGTAACATTTACAGTAACAAACGACAAGATTGCTGCTGAAGATGTTGTTGTAGTAAATCATGGTTCTGCTGGTACAGCAGGGTCATATCTTGTAGGAGTCGGTGCTATTGCTGCTGGTTCTTTCAAGGTAACTGTTACCAATGCATCTGCTGGTAATTTAAGTGAAGCTATTGTTATTAATTTTGTTGCACTTAAGGGTGCCTCAAGTTAATGGGAATGTTCGCTTTTAAGCGTATGAGAGAACAAGAGGCTGCCAAAACGGTAGCCCCTGTTCTTTTAAAAAAGAAAAAAACAAAAGTAAAACAAAATGGCAATCACGATAGACGCAACAGTAGGAGGAGCATCAGCAAATAGCTATCTTACTTTGTCTGATGCCAATTTAATTATTGAAGGTTTAATAGCAGATGATGATGTTTCTGCATGGGACGGATCAAGTAATGATAATAAAAACAGAGCTTTATTTACTGCTGCTATAAGAATTGACAGAGAAAGATTTTTAGGCGCAAGAGTTACCGATACACAAGCATTACAATGGCCTAGAACTGGTGTTAGAAAACCAGATACCTACATCAATACATATTCTGTTGGTTTTCCTTTTCGTATATCAACAGATTATTTTACAGATACAGAAATACCAGATCAAGTTAAAAAAGCGCAAGTAATATTAGCTGTTTACTTGAATAATAATCGTGATGGTTTAGGATTAAGTGGTCTTGAAGATTTCAAGAAAGTCAAACTTGGCAGTCTTGATGTAGAACCTAATTTCTTTGGTTCTGTTGGTGCTGATAGAGTACCGCCACTATTTGAACGGTACTTTACCGGTTTACGAATTAGTGGACCCGGCAACGTCGCAATTAAAAGGAGCTAACTATGTACAATGCTGATCCAGATTTTTCATTAGGTGCAGAACTTATTACTGATACCGCAGAACATACTGGTAGATTTAAAAGAATTGATTTTAAAGAATCAACACAAGTTAATACAGCAACATCAAATCTTACTGGTAATTCAATTGATTCTGAAACTTTCCCTGCTGGTTTTGTATTATATGGTGTTTTTACAAGTATTACATTATCAAGCGGTGCTTGTGTCGCATATAGAGTCTGATGGGTCTTGCTTCTTCTCTTAAAAAAGCTGCATCTAAAAGCCTTAATAAATTAGGTGGTAATGTAACAATAAGACAGATTACAAATGGTGCATATGATACTGCAACTGGAGAAGTAAGCGAAAGTAATAGTGATACTGTTGTAAAAGGTTTGCTTGAAAATATAAATAATAATGAAGTAAATGATTTAATACAGGCAGAGGATAAAAAACTTACAATATCTGCTGGTGATATTACATTTACACCAACACCAAAAGATAAAGTAATTATTGCATCTGTTGTTTATAATATTATTTCTATAACTACTAATCAACAAAATAATATTCCAATAACTTTTGAAATATTTGTGAGGGCATAATGGTACGGCAAATAAGGTTAGATCAAATAGATGATCTTATGGGAGAAGCAGTACAAGAGTTAGTACAAAGAACAACATTACGTTGGACAGAACTTTCAAAAAATGCAACACCTGTTGGTGAAACTGGTAATTTAAGAAATGATTGGAAAACTGATATAAGAAAATTTAAAGGAACTATTATTAATAGAATGGAATATGCAGAACCAGTAATTTATGGAACTTCACTACCACCTAGTTGGAAAGGAAGATACAGAACAAGGAAACAGACCATAAAAGGTTTTCCAGAATTACAAGCCAAACAACTTACAACTCAATACATACCAAATGAATTAAAAAAAATTATTAGGAGTATGTAATGGCAGCAGTAAACCTAAATACAGTTAGACAAACTATTGAAGCAAGACTAGCCACAGAACTAGCCTCAAGCCCTGCAATTCCTGTTGTTTTTAATAATATGCCCTTTGATTCTTCTGCTCAAGATTCTTTTGTACAATGTACAACAAGTTTTGGTAATGGTTCATATACAACTCAAGGCGATGCAAGTGGTACAAATTTAATTGTCGGTTTGATAGTCTTAGATGTTTTTACAAATTCTGGTATTGGTAGTGGTGCTAATTTTACTATTTGCAAAAGACTTCGTGACCTATACAATAAGGAAACAGTTTCAAATGTTATTTTTGATTCACCTGTTGGTCCTGAAGTTTTATCACAGAGTCCTGAAGGTAAATTTCAAACACAAATTCGTATTACATTTGAAATATATGAGGAACTTTAAAAATGGAATTTACTGAAGAAATGCTTGATGCTATTGAAGCTGTAAAAGGAAGAAGAGATGGCAAATATTGGGATCCAAGATGTCGAAGATATTATCAAGAACAGATTATTGCAAAGAAAGATGTAAAAAAACAAGAAAAGAGTTAATATAATTATAAATATTTCTTTTTGTTGTTATGGCTGCTGTTAAGGGTGATGTAGGAAAAGTAATGTTTCACAATGCGGCGGGAACAGAAGCCGACATTGCAGGAACCAGATCTTGGTCTTTATCTATTACGAAAGACACATTGGAAACTACAGTTCAAAACGATACTTCAAAAACTTTTGTAGGCGGTTTGATTTCTGGTGAAGGCTCTGCAGAACTTATATATGATCCTTCTGGCAACTCAGATTATCAATCATTTATTGATGATGTTTTAACAACAGGTGATGCGGCAGACGCTTTATTTGAACTCTTTCCCGATGGCGGCACAAGTGCAAAGAAAATTAGTTTTTCCGGAATAATTACTGGTGCAGAATATAGCGCAACATTAGGTGAATTAGAAATTATAAATGTAAGCTTCATTACAAGTGGTGCCATTACTTCAGCAATATAGTAAATTAGGATAATTAAATAATTATTAATGACAACAAAAAGAACAGTAGATATTATCACTGATGCTTTTAGTGATGTTATGTCTGCAAGACGTAAGTATGAATTAAACATACCCTCTGGTGAAAAAATTGATATTTATTTTCCACCATTAACTAGATATGACAGACAAAAAGCACAAACATCTGTTGGTACAGATGATGCTTTAATTGTTTCTACACAGTTACTTTGTCAACTTGCAGAAAAAGAAGATGGATCAAAAATGTTTGCCTTAGCAGATGCACCTAACTTACAAAGAATGTTGCCAGAAAAAGTTTTGAATGATATTGAATTATTTTTGTTTGAAATACAATTAGATGTTAATACAGCAAAAAACGATTAAAGAGAAATAACTGGCTTAACTTTGAGTTGTTTCTCGCAACTGAATTAGGTAAAACATTAACAGAATTAAGAAAAAATATTACAGAGGAAGAACTAATATATTGGGCTGCTTATTACGAAAACAAACATGAAAATGAACAAAGAATGCATTTAAGAGCAAAAAACAGGTAGTATGTAATTAATAGATTTTTGTTGTATTTAAGTGGCAGAAAGTATAGTTACCTTAAGAGTTGAAGCAAGAAATGCAATATCATCTTTAAATAAAACATCACAAGCCACTAAAAAATTATCAACATCAGCAAAAGGGGCAACAGCTTCTTTAACTGCAGCATCAACCGCAGCTAAAGGTTTAGGGGCTTCATTGGCTGCTACACTTGGACCTTTAATAACTGTAGGTGCTGCTGTTGCAACTGTAAGTAATGCAATAGGCACTTTTACAGCAAGACAAAGAGATGTAGAAATTTTAAGGCAAGGTTTGGTTAATTTAGGTGAAGGTACTTTGGCTTTAAATAATTTACAAGAGGCAGCTAATAAATTAGGAAATCAAACTTTATTTAATCAAGAAGAATTTACTAGAGGATTTAATTTACTTACAAGTTTTAGAAATATTGGTGTTGATGCATATGAAAGAGTTGCTCAGGCTGCTGCAGATATTGCTCAAGTAAACCAAGTTGATGTTAGTACATCATTTATGCAATTAGCAAAAGCATTACAAGATCCAGAAAGAAATTTATCAAACTTAAATCGTTCTGGTATTGCCTTTACTAAAACACAGACAGAAGTAATAAAAGAATTAATGAAAACAAACAAAACGGCTGAAGCACATGCAATGATTCTTAGCATTGTAGAAGAATCCTACAATAAACTTTCACAAGCTGCCTCTGAAGGGTTAGCTGGCGATCTTGATGCTTTAGGAGAAACTTTTCGAGATTTTAGTGAAACCTTAGGAAAAGCACTTGAACCAGCTTTAATTGCAGGGGTAAAAGGTCTTACAAGTTTAATAAAAGCATCAGAAGATCTTATTAAATCTCCATTAGGAAAAACGGCTGCTTTATTTTCCGCCATTGCTCTTGCCGTAAAAGGTGCAACTGTGGCTTTTATTGGACTTAAAGTTGCTTTAATTGCTGCTGGTGGTGCTGCTGGTGCTTTGGCAATAGCATTAAACGCTATACCTTTCGTGGCTATAGTTACGGCTGCTGGTCTTTTAACGACAGCATTTTTTAAATTAAATGGTGAAAAACAAAAATTTAATAAATTAACACAAGAAGGTACAGAAGATGAGGTTACAAAAGCTTTTGAAGAACAAGCAAAAGCTGTAGAAGAATTACAGAAAAAATTTGACGAAGCTTCCGGAAGAAATAAAAAAGCAAATAAAAGAAGATTAGATGAAGCTAAAGCAACAAAAAAATTATTACAAGATAGATTAGATATTTTAAAAAAAGAAAATAAAATCGTTGAAGAAAATAAAAAAAATATAAATGAAACTGTAACTGCTTTTGAAAAAATGATTACACCAACGGATCTACTAAATCAAAATCTTGGTCAAACAAATCTTTTTGTAGGTTCTATAGATAGTAAAACTTTAAAATTATCTGAAAGTTTTGTAAATATTACAAGTGAAGCAGACAAATTAAAAGAAAAATTTATGGAGATTGGTCAAGCTGTAGAGCAAGGAATTGTCTCTAACCTTACTGATGCTGTAATGGGAACACAGACACTTGCACAGGCAGCGGTAAATGTACTAAATCAACTTAAAAGAAAACTTGTAGAGGTAGCAATACAGAGGGCTGTTTCTGGAGTAGGAAATAGAGTTGGTGGATTTTTAGGTGGTTTGTTTGGTGGAAGAAGAAGCGGAGGCGGTGGCAGTCTTATTGGTAATACTGCGTCTAGTTTTTTAAGTGGTGTTGCAAATCCTTTTGCAAGAGCAAATGGTGGCACTGTTTCTGCTGGTGGTGCTTTTGTAGTTGGTGAGAAAGGCCCAGAATTGTTACAGATGGGTTCAAGAGGTGGCAATATTATTCCAAATAATCAACTTGGAGGAGGTACAACTAACATTGTAAATGTTTCCGTTGATGCGTCTGGTTCTGCTGTCTCAGGTAACAACGCAGACGCGCAAGCTTTGGGTGCTGCTATCGGTGCAGCTGTTCAGGCTCAACTCATCAAAGAAAAAAGGCCGGGAGGTATTTTAACAAGGTAATATGGCAAATTTTCCAAATATTTCTCCGACTTACGGAATGAAAAAAACAAGCGCACCGCGAATCAGAACAACAAATCTTGGTGATGGTTATGAGTTCAGGGCGCTTTTTGGTTTACCCTTGACACAAGATCCAAAAGTTTACGATCTTGTTTTTGCTAATATTTCCGAAGAACAATCTGACGTAATTGAAGGATTTTTAAGAAGTCGCGTCAACGATCAAGCTAGTTTTACATTTACACCGCCCGGTGAAGGATTTGTTAAAACAGGCACATATTCACAGTCATCATCTACAACAGTCACAATAACAATTTCAAATCATGGCCTTGCAATTGGTGATGTCGTAACTATTGATTATACTTCTGGTTCTGCTGTTGATGGTTCTTTTGTTATTGCAACAACGGCAGACGATAATACATTCACTGTAACGGCTGCCGCAAGCGCTACAAACAGCGGAAATGTTTCTGTGACTTTATCAGGCGCAAGCAAGTTTGTTTGTCAATCATGGACGAAAACAATACCATTTAATAATAGGGCAACATTGAATTGCACCTTCAGAGAAGTATTCGAACCCTGATGGCTTTACCTACAGAAGAACTTCAAAAATTATCCAATAAGTCAATTATTGAGCTATATACATTGACTTTAGTTTCTGCCTTGCATGGTTCAACAGATGTCACAAGATTTCATTCTGGGGTCGGAATGAATAGTAATGCTTCAATTATTTGGCAGGGTAATACATATACAAAATTCCCAATATCAGCAGAAGGATTTGAATATTCTGGACGTGGTTCTTTGCCACGCCCGACCATAACAGTTTCTAATATTTTGGGAACTATTACGGCATTGATGGCAACAGTGAACGCCACAACACCATTTAACGATTTACAGGGAGCAAAATTTGTACGCATTAGAACTTTAAGTCAGTTTTTAGACGCAGCAAATTTTCCATCAAATCAAAATCCTTTTGGTACACCTGATACAACAGCAGAACTTCCACAAGAAATTTATTTTATTGATCG